GTACCATTCAAACTAACCTGCTGGCACCATGTTGTGCAGTAATTAGGATTCGGATATTCGTAAGAAGACACCTGCCCAAATTCATCAGCTAATGCAATTGACAAAGTTTTCTTTTCGTCAACTGCACCAACGACATAAGCACATGTCTTGTATTTTTCTTCATTTGTAGCAAAGTCCGTAGATACCAAATTATCAAGTACGTTCTTAAAATTGACAACAGGATTTTCACCCTGAGATACGGATCTGTCTATTCCTCTAAAAACAGAGAAGTCAAATGTCTCCGTGGTGTCGTTATACACAACTTTGCAGCCTAATCCAGAACCTACAAGAATCGATGAGACAGCCTCATATAAATTTACATTGTTAAAAGAGGCTGACATTTTGATTTCTTGCACTCGAGGATCAGACGAGAAAATGAAACGCCATTTTGGATTTACAAATCTTCTAGATGGATCTGTAGGATTCATGACATTTGCGTTTAAAAGTGTAGCAAGTATAATTTCAACTTGTTCACTCAATTCTATTTCTTCATCTGCACGAGCAGTTCGAATATTTGCTACTTTTTCATTGTGTAAACGAGAATCGTACTTAATTATGGGTTCACCTTGGGCTATAGGTTTTAATACAATACAAACTTCTTCATACCAAATCATGAAATCACCAGTCGCATACGGCTGGGATGCTGTTGTATTGGTTTGTTCATTGTATGGACCAGTTCCAAATGTCATAGAACCCATTATAACTCTACGATCAAGTAATGTCTCAGCGGAACGACCGGTTATAATATACTTATCTGAATTATCTACTTGGGTCTGTATCTGTCGTTTTTCGATAACCATAACACGATCTGATTTATCGATTGTGAGATACTTTGCCTGATTCTCAAATAGATCATAGTATTCAGAAGTGCACGGGACCTGTAACTCGAAATCTCCATTTTCGGAATATCGATCGGTCCAAATCATGGAAGTATACATATCGATCTCTGCTATAGAGGCCATATTCACATCTCTAGCAATAATACGCATAAATATCACACTCCATCGTACAAAGTATTATATATAACCCTTCCGCGCAGACAACCGGTATTATCTCCGGCATTAAATACTATTGTATTCTTTCCAGGATATAACTGAGGCCAATCGTCTTTTAGTGTAATAGCATCAAAGCAATTATAGGTCTGTCCTAAACGATGATACGTTGCACTTTTATGCCCCGGTCGTCCATTAATTATAAGGTAGTCACCTCTACGTATGGGGTGTTCAGTTCGTCTAATAATCCTAGGAACACTAACATCTATAGAAGTGGATCTAATATTATTTATACAGGCAGTCGAAATAGTTTGACTTTTTGGCATATCATCGTCGAAATACAATTCGAGTTCTACACCTGTAATATTATCGCCTGTATAGTCAATAGAACACTTGTCCGGATCAGGAGCTTCTGAAAACTCTATTGTAGGGTCCGTTGTACTAGTGTCTTCAAAGGGTACCTCAAATTTCTTTATAGGGTAATTAATATAACCATATTCAGTGTCTGACGCATAGAAATTAGGATCAGGACACATTATAGATATGGTTGTTACTTCATCCTTAGAGAAAATATCCGGCTCGTTGGACTCTATATACCCATCGATATATAAAGTCCTATAGTCTGTTACAAACTCGAGCCGGACTTTTCTTTTCAGGGGGAAATATTTATATGACAGATGCCTTGCGTCCTCAATGAGAGGAGTAGAATGAGAACCCGTAGCGATCCACATATAACCTAATTTTATGATGATCTGTCTAGCCTGTGTTCTGGCACTGTTAAACAAACCACCATCAATAGAAGGAATATCATAGATATTAATATTTGATTTGGTAGGTCCTATTCCGTCAATTTTACGAATAGTAAACCCACTTTTTTCTGGATTTGTTAACTCCATGATAAGTTCGTCATTAGACGGATTAAGTACACTAACAGATAAAAGCATATCTATGATTTCCTTTCTATTAAAATTCGCCTTGTATTAAAGATCTTGTATCTCTATAGATCTCTATAGGACTACGTTGAGTAGCATTGTTAATAATTTGGGTATAGCTTACAGATGTGGCACCGTCAGTAGTAGCATCACCTTCGCTACGCTCGCGCAACAGCATTGAGTTTCCAGCATCTACTGCTACACTATCAAACTCAGCATTATTCCAGGTATTCTCCATATCAGCAAGATCTAAATTGAATTGGGTATCGTCTATAACTGGAGTAAAAACCATGTTTGACAATGCATCAGAACCCAAAATATCAACTGTATCGCCGAGACCCAAGTTGAATGTGGTAAGAGAATCCGTATTAAATATACCCGATAGATCAAAGCTACCAAATATATCGGATAATCCTCCGAGATTATCGGTTAGAGAAGAGAGACCGAACCTTCCTCCGCCACCACCCGAATGATTGAATAGATCGCCCAACAGATCAGTAATACTAAAGTCATCGCCGATTCCAATAAGGCTTCTAATCCGAGATCCAATGGTATCGAACAAACTAGAAGTTGTTGAATTTGCACCATCAGCGGCGTTGGCCAAATTAGAAAAATACTCGGTAGGATTATACATTGCTTGACCCGTTGACCTATCAAGTGCAGCAAGACTAGCAGTAAGGCTATTTATATCGTCTTCTATACTGCTAGTATCATACATATCGGCAATAGCGATATTCTCAGCTGATGTCAAAGTTCCCTGAAGCTCGTCAACGAATCCATTAAGATCTAACCCAGCAGCACTAAGTGCATCTCTTAATACAGGTGACATTTCTACATTAACAATTCGCTGTAATGTTTCAATTACACCGTTCATGAGGTTAAGGACTAAAGCACTACCTAAAGCAGATAAACTAGGGAATCCTAAAATGTCCATGAATCCTTGTTTAATTCTAAGCCACAATATCTGTATTCTTAACAAGATTGACTGTAACTTATTTTCATCGCTAAGAGCAGTACAAAGACCTTCAAGAACTGAATCAACTAATTCTATCGACCATTGAGCCATTTTACCGCTAAGCCATACAACAAAATCGCCAATTGATACAGCGAGTGTTCTAATCATTCCACCAGGACCAAAATCAGCAGAGACCGTTTCAACACAATATTCCAATATACCGTGAATAACCTGTACAAATATAGTTCCAATCTGTACAAGTGCCTCTACTATAATTGGAGCGTAATCTACGATAGACTGTGCAATTGTTCCTATTCCAATAATGATTCCTTCTTGGAATCCGGCAACAGCGCCCATCATTACGCCTTTAATTACAAGGTAAACAACCTTGCCAATCTTAGGTGCTAACTCGAGAAGCTTCTCAACGACCTTTGTAGCTATGCCTAAAATGCCTGATATTTTGATTTTGATGCCGTCAACGTCAATGTCCTTAAGACTATTAAGTGCATCAGCAAATCCGTCTATAGCGCTAACGGTTTTCTCGCATCCCTCACCGAATGCCATAACACCTAGGCCCATTAACTGGTACGCCTCGCCCAATGCTAATATGGCAGCGGCTGCTGCTGCAATAGCCAGTGCACCCCAACCACCAGTACCAGCACCTATGGCAGTTAATGCGACCAATAGTACACCCATGATAAATGTGAGTGCACCCATAACTCCGGCAGCAGCTATAAGCTGATCGATCGGTATAGAAGCAATAGATGAGATTGCTTTTGCAATTTTACCGAATGCTAATGATGCAACAAGAATTGACGCAGCAGACGCCATTACAGGTGCTATAGTCTTTTTGCTTATAGCTGTAAGAGCAATTAATACACCACCGATTATAGCAAAACAAACACCTAAAGCAATAGCAGCTTTTACAAATCCAGGATCGTTAGCAATAGATGTCACTAAAGCTAAAGCCCCAGCTATCATTATAAAGGCCAATGATGCAAGAGTTATTGCTCCGGCTATAGCCATCATATTACCTATTTCAGCATCGGATATAACATTCGTTTTAGTCAATATTGCTACTAGTGTTAATATACTAACAACGACACCGAGCATTATTAGGATTGTACCCATTACCTGCCATAAGTTTCCGCCTTGTGACAAGAATCCACTAGTGCCAAGGGTATAAACCAATATAGATAGTGATAGAGATATAAGGCCTAAACTAACAATCATTCCAAACATAGCAGCTGCTAGAAGTCCTAAATTTCTCCATAACAATTTAGAAACAGCAACTGTGCTTGCTAATGCTAATATAATGACTACGGCAGCTATAACACCGGTTAGTGTTACTCCCATAGTAATTAGCATTGACTGTAGTTTATCCATGTCAGATACTTTATCAGACATTTCATTTCCGAAATATACTAACGCACCAGCAATTGCAGCTAAAGCTAATGTGGTAGCTAACATAATACCGAATGAATTCCACAATTTTCCAGCACTAGTTTTAGCCATTCCGCTCATGGCCCGAAATATCAAACTCAGACCGCCTAATAAAGCTATTAATAAACCAGCTACTATAACTGCCGCTACTATAAAATTATCTCTAACAGTATAGCTATCACCCATCATTTGTACTAATAGGACCATACAGCCGATCAATATACCAATAGATGCTGCCATGACTAACATAAATGTTGTTATAGTAGTCATTACTTTTCTAAACTCTTTAGGGTTTATAGCAGCCACACTAGAAGATATATTTTTAGCCATCGATAATACTAACCAAACGCCTATTGCAGCTATACCAAGAATAGTTACAACTAAACCTAAAGCTATTTGGAATTCGTCGTACAAATTAAACATATCTATTGCTTTAAAGAATAATGTTAATGTTATAATAGATAATATTAATCCGCCCATTAATATAACGATGCCTATTAATAAACCACTTACAGCTCCTACTACGCCAGCTACTGCTTGGTACGCTTTCCATTGGCCAACTGTGGATATTTTTTTAGCGGTTCTCATTAAGGCACTTATAAAAATAGTAATTACGGTGCACATTACTACAAAAAACGCTAATACCCCGAACAGAATATAAACAAAATAACCGCTTTCATCGGTTTCAATAATTTTAGTAATAGCAAATGCGATACCGACTATAGCACCCATTGCAAGTACGATGCCAAATAGTATTTTAGAAACATTTAATAATATAGAACTGACATCACTAAGAACGTTACCTTTTATACCTTTAGCAGCTTTTTCTATATTGATTATTCCTGAGCAAAGTATTCTCAATACTAATGCTATAGCAACAAATCCCGCTAGAATATAGAGGAGATAATCACTTTTTATAGCCAAAGCGATAACAAGAACTATTGCTAGAATAGCAAATAATGCTACGGCAAATGCAATTAATACATCCCTTATAGCAGACCACTTTCTACTCTTAGCAAACTCTAAAGTTGCTTCTTCAGCCTGCTGCCAGCCTTTTGCTAATAATTGTGCACCTGACGCTAATTTACTAAATGCAGCAGCTAGTTTTAATCCAGTAATAATAGATAATACTCCAGCAAGTAAGACAGCAAGTTCGCGTACTCGTAGCATTGCTTTTTCATCAATATTTCCAAACGTATTTAAGAATACTACTATAGCATTGCCTATCGATTGAAATATTAATGAAATACCAGTGGGTACTCCATCGCCTGCAAGCCCAAGCAAATTTAAAAGAACATCTTTAATCTTTTCTAATGCATTACTAAAAAACGATAATACATCGTCTTTTTGTTCATGCAAATCCTGATTAAAAAACTCTTTAATAGGATTAATTAAAAGTATGAAAAACTCTTTAATATTTTTTATTACTTTACTATGGGTTATACTACTTATTATAGTGTTTATTTTTTCAGGTATAGATGCAAGATACGATAAGAAACTAGAATTATTTGGGTCAGGTATCATTTTTTCAGCATTTTCTGCTGCTCTAACTATCTCTAAAATAGCATTGCTAACAGACGATGCCACGATTGGTAATTGGGCAATTTGACCTTCCATCATCCCGCCGCCAATAGCGCCAAAGGAATCGCTCATTGTTTCTGCAGCGGCTTCAGTGTCGTCTGAGAACCCGAACCAATCCTTTAAAATATCAAACAGTTCAGTAAAGAAACCTTTAATCTTTCCCCATCCGGTTGATACACTATCTGCTATGGTGGTTACTACAGTTTTTGTCGTATCCCAGAAAGTTTCCCAACTAATAGTATCAAGACCTAAAAAGTCACGAATACTGTCTATTACACTGGAAATCCATCTACCTATATTTGTTTGGGCAAACGCATCCCACGCATTTTGAATTTGTGTCTTCAAATCCAAGAACCACTGACCGAGCGCAGTATCTTTTAGAGTATCCCACAATCTTGATAGTTCGGTTCTTACAAATTCTATAACAGAACTAAGACCACCTTCAGAAAGAGCATTCTTAAATCGTTCAAACGCCTCTGATATAGAAATCGTTGGATCAAACAGATCACTAAATAATTGTTTTACTGCTAGAAAAGTATTTATAAGTACATCCAAAGGATCTAAATTGCCAAAAAGTGTATTGAAATTATTTCTAGCAGAATTAAACCAATCCTCGAATGCATTCTTAACGTCTTCAACTACATCAATTATTGGAAGGAAATACGCTACAACATTATTCCAAAACTCTTCTAATTTTTCGCCAATATTATAGCGCTCCCAAATCTGATAAAATAATACAAACGGAGCTGCTATAATTCGTGCTATTGCGCCAAAAGTAGTTTTTACAACTTTAGCGAATACCTGTATAACTTTTCGAACAGTCTTATTTTCTCGTATAAATTGAGCACCGGCTTTTAGTATACTACCTATATAGCCTAAAACGGACAATAATGCAGTTCTAAGATTCTTTGCACCATTAAATAAACCATCAGCAGTTGTTTCAACACCGTTGACGGCATCGCCTGCATTGAAGAATGCTCTTACTAATTCGTAGATAATGTCTACTACAAGACTTATTGGTTCGAAAATACCACCAAAGAAATCTCTTAAATAGCCAAGCTCCTCTTCACTTAAAACCAAAGATTCAGTAAGATCTGTAAATGCTTCTGTAACCTGTACTAATCTATTACCTATAGAATACTGGCTACCGAAGGCATCTCTAAAGCCAAGACCTATAGCGGAAAGTACATTACTTATACCGGTCAGAATATTCTCTAAACCTTTAAGTAATTCTTCTCTGCCTCCGAATTCTCTCCAGATTTCCAAAGTACCATTCTGGAAATCGAAGAACGCATTGGATATGTTAGTAAGGATGTCATTTATAGGTGTCCAGAATTCTTTAGCTTCTTCAAGATTACCTATGATCAAACTAAAAGTCTGCTGCCAACCTGATCCAATAGATTCCTGAAACGCGTCCATCATCTGTTGGAAAGTTCTTACTTTTGTAGCAGACTCCATGGCAGTTTCGCCTAGCTGAACCAACCTATCTATTTCTTCATCAGAATATAAACGATTACCAGCCTCATCTGTAAGACTTTCATAGTATTCTCTTGACTGTCCAGCAAACTTTCGCATAGTCTCAAGAAAAATATCAGACGTAAGCCATCCTTGCTGAAGTGATGCATTAAAACCGCCAAGCGACTCAATGTAGTCGTTCATGGCATCGATTGATGTTCCGGACATTACTGCGGCTGTTTCAATAAGCTCATCCTGTAAAGCCTGTCCGCCCATACCAGCATTTATCATTGAACGCCAGTCCATCAATTTAATTACGCCAGCTGACATAGCCTGCGAAACCTGATAACCAGCTCTAGCAACAGCCTGTGCATCAGCACCAAATAAAGCTCCTACATTAGAAAGACCCTGAATAGCTGTAACTGAATCCTCAAGATTGACACCTGCTGTGGTAAAATATCCAATATTACGAGTCATATCGGAGAACGCGTATGTCGTTAAATCCGCATACTTATTTAATTCTCCTAAAGCCTCAGAAACATCGTCCATGGTTGTTCCATAACGCTCAGTATTTGCTAAAATGGTTTGTGTAGAGTTAACTAATGAGTTATACTCTCCCCAACCATCTCGGAAACCCCTGGTTAAAGAACTTACGGCCATTGATCCTATTTCAACAGCTTTATTACCCAGGTTCATCATAACGCCCATCATTAGCATTTCCATCATAGAAAAGCTATTGGTAACGTCATCTATGTCTTGAGTAATTGCTCCGCGAGTGATAGCTGATTCTTCTCGTATACTTTGCCCGGTGGTGGATATACCCAAATCTCCAGCGTAAGCTACACCAGTTTTTGACAACTGTTGAAGTGAAGCTATTGTATCTTCTACATCAACCGCTGTCATACCAGTGTTTTCTAAAGCTTTTCTAAGAGCATCAATTCCACCTGTTTGAAAATTTACATTTGTAGCTTCGCCTAAACCGGTTATAGCATGGGTTACAGATTCTACATCTCGATTTAATCCACTAGCCGCGCTTCTAAAAGCTCTGCTTAATCCATCTATTCCAGAGGTATCTATATTTTTACCAGATGCTGCTTGATTGAGCTCTTCGATAACTTTTATTGTATCAGCCACGTCTTTTAGAAATTGCTCATTATTAAAGGTTATCGATATTACTTTATTGTCAATTTCTGGCATCTTATTAGTACCTCCTTATCTTAGCAGTTAAATCATCTGCTAATTCTTCAAAAAGTTGAGCGACTGTTGGCTCTATAAAATTTAAACCTTCAATCCATCCACCGTTTCTAGTGGCATGACCATACTCTAAAAGTATAGCTATAACTATACCTTTATTAGTATTGCTATTACAAAAATTTATTTTGTATGAACCTGGGTGACCTTCTATTTCATAAAACCAACTGTCTCTCGTTGTTCCGGTATCTACCGGTGTAGCGTTCTGCAGATACTCTACACCCAATTTACCGTACTTATCTAAAAGAGAACGGATGCTCATGGTGCTGATACTTCGTAAAGTATGCATAGTACGGTCATAATTTCCTCTACTACTAATTTCAAAAATATCATTTGACATGAGCTCCGCCTCCTTTCATTTAAAGCTTTTTAGCATAGTCGAGACTAATCCAGCCCATTCCTGACTTAAGTTTGCCCCATCCGGACTTAGAACCTGGACCTTCTATAACATCTACTATTGTAAATATCCCACGTCCTGTATACTTTCCAGTATGTGCAAAGTTTGTGCCAGGGCCTCTCCTAATACGAAGGGCAGGAATAGAAACCTTAACTAAAAACGGCTTAAAAGCAACCACCTCATTTTGATTTATTGGCTTGGTTGTTTTGCCTGCAAGTCGCTTATTAACCTCTGCAACGATCTGAGGATGTGCTCCATACAAATAATCTCCAGGGCAAGCCTTAGCAGCGAACCAACGGTGAACCGTCATATTCTGCTTATCAACCTGTCCAATAAGATTCTTATCGCCCTTCCACCTCAATTCCGGAATATTATTTCTCTGGCAAATGTCGACGAGAAGATTAATTAATGATGCCATAGCCTTATCAGATACATGCCAACCGGTACTAGCTCCACCATCGTTTGCCACCTCGATTGTTATGGCACGGTTATCATTAGTACGACTGGATGTGCACCAAGATCTATCGGCTTCATTTACGTAAAGTCCAATACGACCATCAGATCCAATTCCATAGTTAGAGCTTGTTTCTCTTCTTCTATTCTGGAAAAGCGCTCCACATGATTCAACAGTAAGATTTCCTGCCATACAATGAATAGTTATTGTATCTATAACATGGTTTCTTGGAGAACTCTTACAAGGGCTAAGTTTTGTATAATTTACAAGTGAACTATTACTCATAAATTACCTCCTTACTTATTACTTTTTTCATCAATGAATTCATCGTCATTAAATTCAGTCTTATCTACAACTTCAAGAGCTTCAAACTGCTCTTCAGCCTTCTTCTTTTCATCGTCCATGTTATTATCCTCTCGTGTGTAATTTTGCTTTTCGCTGCGCGTTCAATGCTGCATTTCTACTAAGAAGTTCACGACCACGTAGTTTATTACCCTTAGCATTAGGATTCTGCTCTTCATTCTTAATATTGCATACTCTTATGAGTGTCAATAATCTATTTAAATGCCACTTTTGACATTCAAATGGAATCTGTAGGGCTATCATCCAATAGTATATTAATTCAGATGTTATTATTTCTCTAGAAGCCTTTTTCTGGTTCTTTTCATCTTTAAACCACGTAGCAGTCATGCCATCTTGTATATATGCAACTATTTCTTGAATATTCTCGTTTGTTAACACTAGGTATACATTTTCGTCTATCTCTTTCGGAGATACAGACATACATTTTATGTAGTCTATAATCTCTTCTTGAGACATACTATTGGAATTTGCTATAAATGGTTTATGCCATTTTGATTCCCATTTTGAAATGGAAATTAGAGAATGCTCGAGATGCAAAACTGTTTCAGGAACTGTGAAGAATTCTTCTTTTTGCTCATCGTAGCATTCTCTAGAAGGTACTACTATCTTTTTCATAGTAATACTCCTTATATATTAATTCGTGTTACTAGGGAGACCTGTAACTCCGCCATTCTTTTCGAGTTCAGCAGCCTTAGCAGCAAGATCAGCAGGCATAATATTCTTAATAAAAGCAGAAGCCTGCTTTTCATCTGTAGCAAGGGCCATATAGATTTCACTATAAGCGGGTGTCTGTGTGAATTCTTCTACAAGTTTGTCGCTCTTAATAAACCTTCTACCATCATCTGACTTTACACCATATGACTTAAGAAGAAGTTCCTTGAAAATCTTAATAAGAGCTGGGGTATCCTGAGCCTTAATAATCTTATCGATCATAGCAGCAAACCCACCTTCTACACCAAGCTGCATTTCTGTAATCTCAGCCTTAGAAAGTGCGAAGTAGAAATCCTCAGTTCTCTTATTACCATTATAGTCTTCATATGTGATTGTTTTCTTATACATATTAGTTTACTCCTTTTTTAAATAAAATAAGCGGGCCAGCCGAACTGAATACCCGCAAAAATATCAAATATTAGCCAGCAGCCATGATGCTGATGACCTCTGCAGGAAGCGGAAGTCTAGAATCAGTGCCAGGTGTCATAGAATAGTATGTGTCCTCAGCAAATGTAGGAGCACTCTCGCCAGAAGGAACCTTCGAATATGTTCCATCCTGGTTCTTTGTATAGTAATCAGTATAATTTGTTGCCCAGTCATCAGGCTCTGATGTGAGCTTTGTATAAGTATCAGCTGTACCCTCAATAATTCCTACGATACGATTAAGCTTTGTCGGATCGGTCTTTGTTGAATCAATGATAATGTCAGCAGTAGGCTTATAACCTTCTACCGGTACAGGTGTGGTTGTAAGTTCCCATGAGAACTGAATAGCCTCTGGTGAGTCATTGATTGTAGCGTAAGCTCTCTCTGATGTTGAAGCTCTGCAACCATAGATAAGATGGAGCTTATAACCATGAGCCTCACCATCTGTATCATTACCGATCTTTGTTCTGTAAGCAAAGCCAAACGACTTTCTCTCCTGCTGGCCGATCGTAACACCACTAGCTACTTCTCTACTACCATCGCACTCCATGAACTCGTCCGGATATGTGTAAGCCTCAATTGTAGCTCCAAACTCCTCAGCAGAATACAGGTTCAGGTACTTAATGTTATCAGCCCAAATAGCTGTAGCCTCAGCACCTGAAGGGCTCTCTGTTACATTAGAGAGACCATTCCAAGCAACACCAGTGCCATACTTTCCGTTTTCTACAACGAAAAGGATTCCATGATCAACACCTGTTTCATAAATTCTTTCACCGATCTGATCCCAAATCAACTTTGACATATTTGTTTCTCCTTCTGTTTTAGTATTACCACGTCGTGGTATAGACCATCTCGAACATAACGAGTAGAAAATCTCGTCATTGGTAATTGCATTATTTGTCGCGTAGCAGGATGGTCAGGGATTTTACTAACGACAATAATTTTATATGTTGTCCAATCTATATAGGGTTGATTATTAGCATGGATTGGCTCAATATAGTCTAGACTGTAAACAATGCATGGAAACTGCATTTTAATAGTCTCAGGAGGGTTATAATAAACGTTAGAGTTGCCTAAAATATCAATTAGTGTTTGATGCAGAGTTAACCGAGTCTTCATTATAAACACCTCCTAGAGACAAAATCAGCCTAGGGTATTGGACCTCTACGTTACTTACCGTCCATTTTGTACCCATATAGACTGCATACACAATATTATGGAAATTCTCAAAGGCATAGGGATCGGCAAGTATGCTAATAGAATTATTACACTCCGGGGTCTTATTTGTAGTTGTAAAATCAGACTGGTAAACATTACGGACATAATTTCGTACTATATCACCGTAATACTGGTGCGGAACTATTTGTTCTTCCCAAATACCCGGGATAGTTTCTACGGTTACTCTATAGCCTACTTCACCAAAATACCTAGCCATTTTGAATTTCTCCTATTAACCTTCGGACTTAGCTTCTGTGTACTCAAGAATGATAGCAGAGAAAGGCTTTGTAAGCATACCAGAAAGTCTTGTCTCCAACAGATACTTGAACTGGTTGTAGTCGATATCGAAATCATCGAACATGGTTGTCTGACCACCCTTGTCAAGGCCAATTGTATAGTCACTAAGGTTAACGATAATACCAGCAAGATCGTATACCTTCTCTGTCGATTCGCCCTCGTCCTCAATTCTAGAAATATTATCGAAAATCGGAATGTCAACAATCTTCTTAACTCTCATAGCTGTTGCGAGCGCAGACTCAGACTCATAAATTCTTCTACCCATAGAATCCTTGATAAGGAGCATCTCAGCAAGAGCGTGGGGTCCAATAAAGAGCGTAGGGGAACCAGAACCCTTATAGTCAACACGAGCTCTTACAGCATCATCAATGAGCATCTCTGCCTTATCAGCAGCTGTAGCCTCAGAAGGAACCTCGATTGTTCTTCTAAATGCAAATGTTGCAGAAGATGCATTGTGAGGAGGATTGCCCATCTGTGTGTTGTATCCGATAAGAGGTGATACATCCTTGTAAATAGGAATAACCTTATCCTCATCGATCTTATAAGGATCAGAATTAGCTCTGCCATCGCCAACAAGAATTGCTCTAGCGATCTCTTCCTTAAGCTTGATCTGCATCTCAGACTTAACCCAAGCAACAACATCGAGATCTGTGATATCGAGAATATCATCACGATCAAACTTCTGCTTCTTGTAAATGGTCTTAGGCGTTACTTCTCTCTTAAGCAGAGCGAACTGCTCCTCGACCTTTCTTGTTCCCTTAACATAACCCAAAGCTCTAGCTTCGTCCATTGTAATGTCTGCTGCAAGAGTCTTGAGTCTTGAGAACGGGCTCTTATGAACGCTGCTCATTACCTCAGCAACCCAAGCCTGGTCATCATTGATGATCTGCGGCTCTCTGTTAAGGCTTCTTGCTTCCGGGAACAAATAGTCAATATTTGTAATACCATGAGCAAGGAATACATCCTTCAAGCTATTTGCCTTTGTCTCAATAGCTTCGGTAAGGATCGAATTCATCTCATCGTGAGAAAGCGTATCGTTCTGCTCTGTTGTTTTGTCAAAAATGTTCTTGTGCATTTCGTCATCCTCCATATCATCATGCTTTGCTTCTTCATTATTTGTTGATCCATTGGCCTGCTCAAGAGCCATACCAATCATATAATAAGTAACGTCTTTCTGCTCGTCTGTCATCGAGTTCCATATGTCTTCAACAGTCTTTTCACCGTTTGGCATGTCCTTATCTCCTTCTGCGTGTTCTACAGGTGCCTCTTCTTCTGCTTCATGTTCTGTTTTATCAGAATGTTCAACATCAGTAGAAATCTCTGAATCTGTATAAATTATAGCTTCGTCGTCAATGGTGTCATAAGTTCCATCAGAATGAGCAATCGTTACATTGTCAATCATTGCACCGGGATTAGCTCCCGCAAGAACAAGACTTACTTCGCGAATCATACCATGAAGTACATCTCCACCCTTCTGAACAAGCCTATTGGCATAAATGGACAATGACCTAATGTCGCCATGCTTGACATACTCTTTAGCCGTTCTTCCTTCTTCGGTATCGTTAAAAACGCCGTAACCGTATACACCGTCTTCACGATTTTCAAGAAGCATGTGGCCGAGGACATTTCCTATCTGGCCATGAACATGCTGCCAAACCAACGGAACTGTCTGGCCATCGCAATCCTTAAACGCATTCTTTCTGATAGTTCTACCATCACCGCATTTAAGATCATTCTTAGTGACATAGCCACTAAAATCGTACTGCATTGCTTTTACCTCCTATTATTGTTTCTTCTGTTTCTATTATTTCGGTTTCTATAAGCTTCAATATTACGCATATAATTTGCGTTAGGAAGTCTACGAGATCCACTTTTACCGCTTCCACCCGATGATTTTGATTTATCGGGTTCAGTAAATTCGGGATTGTTTCGTATCTTTTCCATCTCATCTTCAATAATCTGTCCAAACTTTTCTTCAAGGTCCTTGGCCGCTTTCTGATAATCATTAGCCGCCTTTTCCTTGTTTGTGGTGTTCTTCTCTTTTGCTTTCTGTGCTTCAGTAGTTGCATCTTCTTGCAATTTCTTCTGAGCGGAAGCTGCACTTTGCTGGGTTCTAGCATAATCTTCGGCAAATCCCTCGGTCAATGTGTCCTTTATCTTAGCATTGGCTTCCCTAAGGCTTTCTATCTGATTTCTAAAACCCTTTTTAGCTGCTTCGTTAGTTGTATTACTAATTTTTTCATACAACGCCTGAGCTTGTGCCATAGTTCTTTGTGTAGAATTATCGATTACTGTTTTAAGCTTATTCCGACTAGCTTCTAGATTCTGAGCAGTAGAATTTCTAACATTTTCTAATGCTTGCTCTAGATTTGATTTAATATTTGTTACTGTAGACTCTAGATCCTCGTCCTGTTTTGTTATATAGTCTTCAGTTTGCTTGGTCAGTGAATCTAATTCTTTCTGGTGCTGAGTATCTATCTGATTTCTCATATACTCAGCGGCTTCAATACCCTTCTCGTTCAATCCAGCATTAGATCTACGACCTTTTAATCGTTTAGTCTTCTCATAATACTCATGAGCCTTTTCAGGGTCATAGTATGGCGAAGAATATCCACCAGCTGGTTTATTCTCACCAGTATGAGCTAGATCACTTTGAGCCATTTGATCCAACTGATCCAAATAACTATCTATGTTATCCGTCATTGTTGTTTGCTGCTGTGAGAATGTAGCATCATCCATCATTGGTGCATTCATACCATAAGCATCAGCTGAATCGGCTGTGTTAATATTAGGGTTAACAAGCTGATCAGCTCTAGGATCGGTTGATGGTTTAAACCCAAGGACAGCTCTGAGTTCGTTAGACGTAAGTACTTCATTTCTAGACAAACTATTAGATAGATCAGCAAGCTGATTAATAGGAACCAACTTAAGCGGATCTCTGAAAAATGTTATTCTTTGATTCTGTGATCTTGCTGTTTTTGTCAAGAACTTCCTCTGGCATTCTTCAGTGATAGCCGATATTATTGGCTCTATTGTTCTATTGTAATAGTTTAAATACTCTTCTTCTTTAGCAGTTCCGTTGAATACTGCCTCTGTCAAACCCAACTGACTATACAATAATGTTGTAAGATACTCAACCTGCTTTAACAAGTTATTCTCTATCGGGTGGCCAAGCTGAACAATCTTTTCAGTTCCATCAGTATACGCTATACCATACTTAGTATTAGTAAGCTGATCCTCAATTTCTTTTCTTCGCTCTTCTGCGTGACGCTTCTTAGCTTCTGACTTAATTGTATATGGTAACTGAATAATAAGATCCAATTTACCAGAACTAGATTGTTCATCAACCTGGTCGAGTAATGCTAACTTTCGTACCAATCTACGAAGAGTTGAATTTGGTTCGTTCATTACTGCATATAATGGATTCTCTATGATAGCCACTGTACGCTTTAACATACGAACTGTTTCTTTCTGTCCTGTCCTCTCGTTATATACTTCAACATCTATAGAATCAGGGTACCACTGTATTACTTTTCCGGTTCTGATACTTTTTATGTCAAATGCTCCAGTAATCTTTGGAGCTTCTTCTGTTTCGACTGGGACAAGGGCTACACATCCTTCATCAAACATTGACAATACAACATCGCGAATAAAATCTCTAGACGTCTGATCAATATTGGCTTCTGTTGAGAAAATATAATTTAGTGATGAATCTTTAATCTTTTCTACAAAGTTTTCATTCTCATCTACTCGAACATGCTCAATGTCAATGGCTGATACGTCAATAGCAATCCTATTGTAAATAGATGCTATTATAGTATTGTCATTACCCATCGTTAATCGATGTCTATCAGGCCTAGTGTAATACCCAGCATAACTAGAATAGAACTTTGTAGGGTCTTTATTTTGAAATGCATTCCACGCATGCGAAAGTCGATCAAAAAAATTCATGTGTTGACTCCTTACCAAACACGTATAGCGTATTTATTTTCTATTTCTTTAGCCCACTTTTCATATGGCGAGTCTTCTTGTTCTTTTTTCTTTTTATTAGACGACTCGTTATTATTTCTGTATTTACTAGCGACAATACTACCTATCGTCTTACCTATAGCGATGCCTGTATTTTTACCAATCTCTTTAATGAGCATTGTAGCATATTTTTCGCCTATTTTGGAAAGCTTTTCTTTTGTTGTCATTGGCTTTTTTGTATCGGCATTCGCGTTGGCCTCCTTTTCGAACGGCTGGTCAGTGGCATTATACCTTTTATCCCCAGCGGACGTTAAAGACCCGTCTTCATTCTGAAAACGCCTAATACCCCAGCGTTGCCCTCTTATGCCATGGTGATAGAGTTCATCACCTTCTCTATAAACTATGTACTCCATACCATTTTGGGCCTCCTATCATCTAATTTGTACTTCTGGTGTATTATAATACCTAGCCGGATTCTCTGCTATAGTGTACTTTCTAACTGAACTATTGAATTTATTTACTAAATAAAAAGGGTCCATTTCAGTAGGGTCCTTATATGCAGTTATTAAGTAATCCATTCCATAATTTTTACAAGATTCTATTGTAATGTTAGGATCGCCAGCATATGATTTTACCAATGCTATGGCTTGCTTAGGTGTCATGGTTGTCTCCTTTCGTTGCCAAATGAATCTCTATAGGTTCGCCGTCTCCTAGTAGACTCAGTTTCGGTGGTATACCATTCATCTCGTCCTTCTTTTTTCCACTTTGCTTCCAGATCGGCGTATCTAATCCTCTGATTTTTGTTTGAAATTGCTAAAGATGCATTAAGACCTGCTTTGGTTATGGCACTGGTAGCTATGGTTGCTGCTGGTATTGCTAGGAATCCTGGATTTGTCGTTACCATTGCTGCTATTATTCCGCCAGGGGTTCCTATAGCAGAAGCAACTTTTGAAACTTTATTAACATTGTACCACTTATAGGCCGCTTTCAAAGCTTTATCCATATCGATTTTTCTAGTAGCTTCTTCTGAATATTTTCTCATAGCAAGGTCAGTATTCATTTTTAAATTATCTGTTCTTGTACGACGAAGATCACATACCATAGATAAATACTTTCGAGCATCTTTGTCACTATAAACTTCGCCAACCTGTGGGTCTACAATATAAAATTTACCGTCTTTTACTTCGTAATTAAAAGCATGTCCGCCTTGAGGAAGACCATTCGGATGTCGAGCTTTCCAATAACACGTAAGTTGTCCTCTGGAATTTTCACCATCTTTAAGAATATCATTTACCATCGAGTCGTACTCGTCATCTTTCATGCCGGTGCTCATTTCGCCGACTGATCTTTTAATAACCTGTTTTGTCATGTCTGTCTTATAATTAGAATATAATTCCTTGAAATACCCAAGTTTATTTCCTATTATTACACCATTGAGAGATTCTTGAGCTTGTACGTTCATTCCTCTCCGCCTAGCTTCATATGAAACAGAACAAAACGCGCAGTTGTTATAGCGATTATAGCCATAATTAAAAATATCACGACCACCATTAACTTTTTTGGCAGTATCGACTAAGTCTTTTGGAGCATCTGGTGAGCTCTTTGACGGCATGGTTTCTTTTTTAGATCCAATTCTAGACGATCCGACATTATAGTGTTCTCTACCGGCAGGGGTAAGACTTCCATCTAAATTTTGGAATCTTCGTATTCCCCACTTTTGACCTTTAATGCCATGATGTGCTAAATAATCAGAGTTATATACGACATATGTGTATTGCATTTTCTACCTCCAATTAATTCCGTCTATTAAATTCACTACTGAATATTCTGTCATTCGAACGTGCCGATGCCAGTGCTTGATTATAGATGAGACGGTCATTATTAATAGCTGTTGCTAACGTCACCTTATCTATACCAAAATTCTTAGCTAATCTATAAGATGAATCAATAGTTTTTGCATCTTCTGCGAGAGCGGATTGGCGCAATGCTCCATGCACAAACATTCGAGCTAATCCAGTCCATCGATAATACCCATTAGATTCTTTAGCCACGGTTGTTAATGTCGTTTCACCATATTTACCAAGTAATTTCTTTGTATAGTCGTGCACTTCTCCATATAATTTAGTGTCTGATTCTTTATAGGCTTTTTTATCAGCGGTCAAAGAATCTGTCGTATGCCCGATCCTACCCAAGACGTCCATTCCATATGCATAACCTATTAAAAATCGAGCTTTTAGTTGCAATGAGGATAAACTATCAGTATCTGTATAGCCGACAGCATTTGAAAATGCTTTTAGTTTTTTTTCATCTTTTAAGCATTTTTCCATTTCAGACTCATAGTTTTTTGCATACTTTTTTTGTGCTTCATTATACTTTTTACCGAGTGGTTTAAGGTCATTTAGTATTCCTTCAGGCGTTTGTTTAGCAATCGCTTCCTGTTTCGTACGCATTGAGCCTTCTGTTTGGAGCGCTTTACTAACATTCTTATAATAAGCTTTCTGTTCCTTTGCTGTTGGAGTAGCATAATCTGCTGCTGACCCGTATCTGGTTTTTCCTTCAGACGTCAATGATCCATCTTCGTTTTGGAATCTTCGTATACCCCATCTCTGGCCTTTGATACCATGATGATATAGTTCATCATTTTTTCTATAAACAATATATTCCATTACTCGAAAGCCTCCCTATTAAATTTATAAGCAATGTACGCATCCATCATAGCAGCGACATTATCTATTTTGGCATCATAACGTTTCTTTAAAAGTTTACGATTACCATTAGTATCTTCTTGAGTAATGGCATTACCCATAGCAAAACTCATCAAATACTGATCAAATATCAAAAGTCGTTCCTGAGAGAGTGTCTTTAACTCTCCGAGTGGAACTGACTCGGTTTTAGCTCCTTGTATTACTTTTTCTACTCCAAATGGACCATGCTCAGCTATCCATCGATCTACGAACTCTTTAGCATTATACGGGTCATATCCGAATGCACTTACATCATATTCGTGATCCAGAATATACTGGTCTAGATCATCATAGACTATCATCATATCTAGAACTGTTCCTTCTAACACAGAAAGACTTCCTTCTTTTATGAACTCGTCATACTTTATTCGCATAGCTGATGGTAATTTGGAATAGGTTAAAGTAGTAATATAGCTTTTTGTTTTTATACCGAAAGATCCATCTGAACATGGGAACAAAAAGGTGAATGCACAAAAGTCATCACCCTGTGAAAGGTCAGCACCTAGAGCACATACACAATTGTCATAATTTGTATGTCTATTCGTAGGGAACAATGTTTCTTCATAAGTAAAGAAGTAAGTCTGACCTTCCATCGGTATATCGAATCTTTTAGCTAAAATATCATTCCTATTAGCTGGAGCAGCTTCCATTCGTTCAACATCCAGTTGGTATGTTTCATATGAAACAGTAAGCCCAATATTAGGCTGCGCTTTAACCCACATTGCCGGATCAGCAACTTCTTTAACATCATCTAATTTATACCACCAAATAGATACATGAGGATTGTAATAGTCTCCACGTAATATAGCCGCTAACTCCATCTTAATGGTATCACCAGGGCCATTTCGTACAGTACCTTCTGAACTGGTTGCTAATATAATGTAGTCGTCCATCTTAGAAGCACCCTGTTCTATAGCGCCAATTACATCTTCACGAATATCGCCAGACAACCATTCATCGACTGTATTTACTTTTGATCTAAGACCATTTAACTTGTCTATTGACATTGCTCTGATCTCTAATAAAGAAGATGTTAAAAAATTCTCAATTCCTTTTTTAGTAGGAGAAAGTTTTTGTCTAGTAGCTTTTGATCCTGTTGTGTTCTGTAATGATCCTTCAGTAAGGAACTTAAACCATGGACCACGTGCTCTAGCTATTGCAGTTCTTATTGGTGACAGTACTTCTTCTGCCTGTTTCATTGTCGGTGCAGTTGTAATCTGATGCGTAGTGCTCTTATCTACTGTAAGAAAAAATGCTTGAATTAACGAAGCATACATCGATTTAGCAGCACCTCGAGCAACTATCAAATACTGTTTAACAACTAAACGCTTTTTAACAAGCTTTACACGATAGCCTCCAGTTTTAGGATCTGGTACTTTTCGTTCTACAAAGTAAAACCAACTCAATAAACTTTCTGCCCATAGTTTAAAGGAGTCTAGTAATATCAAATCTGAGCCATCAGTTAGTGTCATTTCATGTTCGCAAAAATCGACAAAACCTCGTATAGCTTCGTCGTCATAGTAATACCTAGGATCGGCGATCAAATCGTCAATTCTATTCATTTCCATTTCTATTTCTTTGCAAACTGGTATTTCCCCCCGTAATACGGCGTCTCTAAATTTTCCGTAGTATACGGGAACTGCCGTATTGGATAACATGGTTGTTACTCCTTATTTTTCTTTACTGAGTATTTTGTATTGTCATAAAATTTGAAATGGGTATAATAAGTTCCGTCCCCACTATACCTAGTAAAGCTAGTTCTATAGATACCTCTTTCGCCCCGTTTATAACCCGGTGGGAATTTTTTCAAAAGCGGTTCGAAATGATTTGGGAATTTAGCTTCATAGTCCCAGACTGTATCTCTAAAATCTTTACTATTTACAACCATATCTTTAGGAATTTTAGAAATCATTTCGTCAATATTTTTACGAAGATCTTTAGATGCATTTAAATATTCTTCTGCTTTTTGCATAGAATCATTTAAATATCTTTCATGCCTGGCTTTTAATGTTTTACCTTTGGCTTCTCTTTCTTTTCTCTTTTGCTGTAATAATTCTACATCATCTTTAGCAATGTCACTACTAACTTTAGCAGCTAATGCCTGACGAGATTCATCATTAAGTAATTTAGTCCATTGTTTTGCTGTTCTAGTATCTTCGTTACCATATCTACGTATTCCAGCCTTAGTGAGTGATCCGTCTTCATTCTGGAATCTTCTAATACCCCATTTCTGACCTTTAATACCATGGTGACAAATGTATTCGCCTGGCATAACTAAATCGTCATATAGCATCGGGTCCTCCTCAACTAATAAACGTTAATGCCCCTTCGAAAATGACTTATTGTGGGGGAATGAAAGGAGCTTAAAAATTCACACACTATTGATGGCGAGCTTTATCTATTCCGAAGAGGCATTAACGTTTATTAGTTACCATAGTTTAGTATCGTTTGGTAGACGATTACCGTCTAACTTTAATAAATTTTTTCTTGATTCTGTTCCATAATGTATCATCTGATGAGTGTCAAATGATACAGAGATTAAATTGTTTAGGTTAAAAACTTTTGGCGAGAGATTTAATAGATCGTCTATCGATATTGGATTGATGTGGTGTATTATTATCTTGGACCTATTTGATATGGGGTAATCTAGTAATCCCATATCGCATCCATTGTCTCTAATAATCACATCACGTCTAGCTCTTTTCCATTCACTCGAAGAATATAAATCTTGATTCAGCCATCGGTGCCCGCCAAAAGTTGTATCGCCTATTTTATTGTCACCTAAAAACAAGTAATCTAATCTTTCTTGAAAAGTAGTAAATTGCATTAGTTCTTCATATGACTTATTCATCATATTCATCCTCGTAATGACCGCTATAATGTGTAATGGCCTTGATAGCTTCTGCATATAGCTCTTCACTTCTCTTAGATGACTCTAATGTTTCTGTCTTTGCTTTAAGCAATTTATTCTCTGCTTCAAGTTTTTCTTTTTCTAGTCGCTCCTTTGTAGATCCAAGTTTAAGATAGTGCACAATCAATTGATTACTGGCTGTGCCATCTCTTAACTTTTCTTCTGCTAAATTTACCGCGAGAGATATAAGTTGATTCTCTCGAGATTCCGGATCTAACGCAGGGAGGGACTTTGTTTTCTTAGTTTTACTCACCTGCATGTCTCCTTAATTGTATCGTTTAATATAACTTATTATTTTACCATCATCACTTATACTAGATGGGTCTTCTACAAAACCTAAACTTTTTGCCAGTTTAACAGATGCTTCGTTTTCAATATACGGGGACCAGACTATTTTTTTATTACCTATTTTATCTAAATTATTTTCAACCCATTTCATACCATTTTGGGCAGCTTTTTTAGCATAACCTTTTCCTCTGTATTCATCCCCTCGTCTTGTTCCTAATGCAATATTTATAGAATCTTCATCTTCCAATAGATCGAAAAACGAAACGGGTGTATCCTTTACTTTCACTAAAGCTCTATGAAGAATATGCTCTCCTTCTTGAATTGTTAGGTAATCTTCATTGTCTCCTAACATAAACATTTTTCTATCGTGTTTATTCCAAGTAGAAATTATATCGTCTACATCTTTTTTAGTTTTTGCATTTTTTACAGCTCTATATCTAGCTTGCCCTACCTTAGTCAAAGAACCGTCCTTATTCTGGTATCGTCTTACACCCCACTTTTGGCCCTTAACGCCGTGATGACAAATATACTCACCAGGCTGTATTAAATCATCGTATAACATATATTACCTCGTGGTATCATTTGCTACGTTTAATCGCCACTCCAATTCACTGATCGATGACTGAATTGCCTGGATTAAGGCGGAATTCTGTGGAGGATCAAATATCAGACGAACTTTCTGATAGATGTAAGTCTTTACAGACTCCATTCTAGACGTATCGTCAATGAATTCGGACCAAACGTTGTCACTACTTGTAATTCTATATCCACTTTCCGGTCCTACACCCATTTGGTTTAGGATCATGAAGACCGTATTGATGTGAATTAGAATATCTTGATCGAAAACTGTGTAATCTGGTGGTAATCCAAGTAACTTTTTTATACTGTTTAGTATACTTTCATCCACTTTTAATACCCTCCTTTACTAGTTTTAATACTTCTGAGCCTAGTTTACCCCAAAACACCCCTAGTTTTTTCACCCCCGGAGAATTTTTAGGA